ACAAATGAGTTCATTAGACGCCGTATTGGCACAGTACGAAAAATCGAAGCAAGCTTCAGGGGGTTCCCAATCTAAAATGTCTCAAGACGAAAGAATGAAGAAATACTTCGCTCTTATCTTAGAGGACAAAGAAAAAACAGGATCAAGAAAGATCAGAATTTTACCAACACCAGATGGTTCATCACCATTCAAGGAAGCGTGGTATCACGAAATTCAAGTTGGTGGAAAATGGCAGAAATTCTACGATCCAGGAAAAAATGACAACGAGCGTTCACCTTTAAACGAGGTTTACGAAGAGTTGATTTCAACAGGAAAAGAGTCAGATAAAGAATTAGCTAAACAATACAGATCACGTAAATTCTATATTGTTAAATTAATCGATAGAGACCGTGAAGAAGATGGTCCAAAGTTTTGGAGATTCAAACACAATTATAAGAACGAAGGTATTTTAGATAAAATCATTCCTATTTGGAGAAACAAGGGTGATATCACAGATCCTGAAAAAGGTCGTGATTTGATAATTGAATTATCAAAGTCTAAAACAGGTAATGGTAAGGAATATACAACAGTACAAACTATTATGTATGATGACCCAACACCTGTTCATGATGAGGCAGATCAAGCAAAAGCTTGGGTTAATGATGAGTTAACTTGGTTAGATGTTTATTCTAAGAAACCTGTTGAGTATCTTGAAGCGATTGCAAGAGGAGAATCTCCACGTTGGGATAGTGAAAAAGGTGGTTACGTATATGGTAACGACGAAGAAGTTACAACATCAATTGGAGGTGTAAAATCACCTATCATTGATATACAGGCTGACGACGAACCAGATGGTGATTTACCATTTTAATTTATAACGGGTGGGATTTTATTCCCACCCTTAATTTTTATTATATGACATTCAAAGAAGAAATTGACTTACAATTAAGAGACAATAGAGTATTGTCCCATGAGTTATTAAGTGAATTGGAACACAAGAATTACTTTTCAGGTAGAGGTAAACAAATTGGTGATACAATTTTATTCGGTATGTTGACACGTGAAAATGAGAAAGGGGAATCATATTTTACTTTAGTAACATTCCACAAAGAAGAGATTGGTGTACTATATGAAGAAGATGATTCATTCTATATTACACTAAAAGAAAGTAAATTACCAAACATTAAAAGAATAGAAAATGGCTGGAATTAAGAAAAAAGAAAGTGGAGGATTTAAAGATAAGTTCTCAACTAAAACGAAATATAAAGACACTAACTACTACTTTTGTGGTGACGCTTTCTTAAGTGCAAGTGGATTACCAGGTCCTGTCATGGGTGGTATCAATATGTTCTTAGGACATAGTAATAGTTCCAAGACAACTGCGATGATATTAGCCGCGGCTGACGCTCAGAAGAAAGGACACTTACCTGTCTTCATCATTACAGAAAAGAAATGGAGTTGGGAACATGCTGTTGAATTAGGTTTGGATGCCAAGAAGAACTCTGACGGAGAGTGGGATGGTGACTTCATCTTTAACGATGGTTTCGATTATATCGAACAAGTCACTGATTTCATTAATGAAGTATTGGATGCTCAAGAGAAAGGTGAGATTCAACAATCAATCTTATTCCTTTGGGACTCGGTGGGTTCAATTCCTTGTAAGATGACTTTCGACGGTAAGGGTGGTAAACAACACAACGCAGCAACACTTGCTGACAAGATTGGTATGGGTGTTCACTCAAGAATTTCTAAATCAAAGAAAGAAGATTATCCGTATTATAATACTTTGGTTGTTGTAAATCAACCATGGGTTGCTCTTCCTGATAATCCATTCGGACAGCCAACAATTAAGGCAAAAGGTGGTGAGGCTCTATGGTTAGCATCATCATTGGTATTTCTTTTTGGTAACCAAGCAAGTGCGGGTATTAACCACATTACAGCAACTAAGGCGGGAAGAACCGTAAGATATGCAATCAGAACTAAGATTTCAATATTGAAGAACCACGTAAATGGTTTGGGTTATAATGACGGAAAGTTAATTGCAGTACCTCAAGGGTATATTGAAGATACTAAAGAAGCTTTAGAAGCTTATAAGAAAGAGTATTCTCAATATTGGAATGGTATCTTATCAGGAACTGGTGAGATTACTTTGGAAGAAACCACTGATGATATTAGTGAGTAATATATTTTTTAACATTTAAATAAGACATGTGTCTAAAACTTTATTGGTAGATGGTGATAACCTTTTTAAAATTGGTTTTCACGGTGCTAAGGATCTCTTTAACGACGGTTCTCATGTTGGTGGGGTATATCACTTCATAAACACATTGCGTCGATTTTTGGAGGAATATAATTTAGACAAGGTGGTTGTCTTTTGGGATGGTGATTCAAACTCATCTGCACGAAAATTAATTTATCCACAATATAAGGCCAACCGTAGAGTGAATATGAATGAATTCAAATACGAGTCTTATCTACAACAAAAAAACAGAGTAAAACAATATCTTGAAGAAGTATTTGTTAGGCAGGTAGAAATGGTTAACAACGAAGCGGATGATCTGATTGCATACTATTGTCAGGTTGCTCGTGACGAGATCATTACAATATTTTCATCTGACAAAGATTTAACTCAACTAATTGCACCAAACGTTTCAATTTTTTCTCCTATTCATAAAATGGTATTAAAGTATGGGGATAAGATTAAATTCAAAGATATTTCAGTTCCCCACGAGAATGTGTTGGTTTGTAAAATACTAATGGGTGATAAGTCAGACAACATTGAAGGTATCAAATCTTTAGGTGAAAAAACATTGGCCACTTTGTTTCCACAATTGATGAATAAAACCTGCACTATCGAAGAAATATTAGATTATGCACGAAATATCCCGCAAGAAAAACCTGTAAAAGTTTTATCAAATATTTTGACAGGCAAGACAAAAAGCGGTATACTTGGAGAACAATACTACCAAATAAACAAAAAGATTGTGGACCTTAGTGAACCACTGATCACAGATGATGGAAAGGAATTAGTAGAATCCATCTACAGTGAGCATTTAGACCCAACAGACAGAGGATATAAAAATCTGATGAAATACATGATGGAGGACGGACTATTCAAATACCTACCTAAAAACGATGAAGCGTGGGTGAATTTTTTGAAACCATTTATGAAACTAACAAGAAAAGAAAAACGAAAATTTAAAAATTAAACAAAATGAGAGAACAAGATCAAGTTAAGATGGAATTCCTTTTGACATTAAACGATAATATCGTGGTTCAAAGATTCTTCAATGTGAGAGGGTACAATCCCAAGGCTAGATTATCCACAGACCTTTATGAGTATATCTTCGATGTAAAAGAATCTCTTCATTATTATTTGAAAATGAAGACAGTTGTTTATTTGTTAGACAACAAAGATGCAATTGCGTATGATTCGAAAATTATGGATACATCATTCACTGATGGTCCTGAAAATTTCCATATCTATGTTAAGATTGGTGATGAGACAATTTGTCATAGAATTTTTGATGCAAAACTTTATCCGCCGAAAGTTCGTTATACGGTTGACGTACGACCATTTTTGAAAGATGTCCTTTCTAATTTGACTGACATTTTTTCACGTCGTCAATTAAATCACGAATATTGTGGACTTGAGTTGGCTTAATGAGTATTTATAAATCTAAGGGGTAGAGAGAAACATATGCAGAAAAATTTTGATTATTTAGGTAACACATTCCAGATCCAATTATTGAATCAAATTGTGGTTGATAAGGACTTTGCCCACACTATCATTGATGTGTTAGAAATCAATTATTTTGATAACAAGTACTTCAAAATCATTGCACAAATGGTTAAAGAGTACTTCACAAAATATCAATCAACCCCCACATTTGATACTCTTGATCAAGTAGCCAAATCAGAAATCAGTAATGAAATGGCTTGTAAGATTGTTTTGGATACTCTGAAACAAATCAAAGATGCACCATTTGATGGTAGTATATTTGTACAAGAAAAAGCATTGAAATTCTGTAAGCAACAAGAGCTTCAGAAGGCGATGAAACAAGCCCAAAAAATTATTGATGAGGGAGATTTCGAATCTTATGACAAGGTTGAGGAGTTAGTGAGAGAAGCAATTCAAGTTGGGGAAAGAGACATGGGTACAGGTGATGTCTTTGAAAACTTGGAGGTCGTATTAGATGACGATTTTAGATCCCCAATACCAATGGGTATTAAGGGTATTGATAATCTTCTTAAGGGTGGATTAGCAAAAGGAGAGATTGGAGTTATATTGGCACCTACAGGGGTTGGTAAAACAACAATCTTGAGTAAGATAGCGAATACTGCTTTCAATATGGGGTTCAATGTACTTCAAATATTTTTTGAAGATAACCCTAAGATTATACAGAGAAAACATTTTACAATGTGGACGGGTATTGAACCGGATAATTTGGTTCTCCACAAAGAGAAAGTATTTGAAAAAATACACGAGATACAGAATTCAATGAAGAATAAATTAATTCTCAAGAAACTACCTTCTGATTCTCTAACAATGTTACAAATCAAAAACCAACTACGTAAGATGATTGCGGATGGTAATAAAATTGATTTGGTTGTTTTGGATTACATTGATTGCGTAATGCCTGAAAAAGCATTAGGTGATGAGTGGAAGAGTGAGGGTTCTGTAATGAGACATTTTGAAGCAATGTGTCATGAATTAGGTTTGGTTGGTTGGACAGCCACACAAGGTAATAGATCTTCAATATCATCTGAAGTTGTAACAACAGATCAGATGGGTGGATCTATTAAGAAAGCCCAAGTCGGTCACGTAATCATCTCGGTGGCCAAAACACTCCAACAAAAAGAATTAAACTTGGCTACAATAGCTATTACAAAATCACGTATCGGTAAAGATGGTGTTGTGTTCGAGAACTGTAAGTTCAACAACGAATTACTTGAAATAGATACTGAAACCTCTGTAACATTCTTAGGGTTCGAAGAGCAACAAGAACAAAAGAAAAGTGACAGAGTCAAAGAACTATTGGAGAAAAGAAAACAAAGAGAACAACAAACAAAACAAGGGATTTAAATATCCTCACGTTTACAAAAAAACTTTAAAAAAACAAAGAATTTTTTATTGAAAACACGGGCGTAAAGTCTGCGGACCTATATTTATCATTTAAAATCCCCGATTTTTCAATAAATTTAAAAGTACAAAAAAATACAAAAAACATGGACATTTCAAATCGAATTCTATCGGACATTACAGTATACATGAAGTATGCAAAGTATATCCCAGAATTGAAAAGAAGAGAGACTTGGCAAGAGCTCGTAACAAGAAACATGGAAATGCATATCAAAAAATTTCCACAATTAGAAAAAGAAATCCGTGAGAACTACATGTATGTTTACAAGAAACAAGTTCTCCCTTCAATGAGATCAATGCAATTTGCAGGTAAGCCAATTGAAATATCTCCTAACAGAATTTACAACTGTGCGTTCGCACCTGTAGATGATTGGAGAGTATTCTCAGAAATTATGTTCCTTCTATTAGGTGGAACAGGAGTTGGTTATTCAGTACAAAAACATCACGTTGATGTTCTTCCTGAAATTAGAAAACCAAATAAAGATAGAAGTAGAAGATGGTTAGTTGCGGATTCTATTGAAGGATGGGCAGATGCCGTTAAAGTATTGGTTAAGTCTCATTTCTTTGGTGGTTCAAAAATCGAATTTGATTTCTCAGATATCAGACCTAAAGGTGCACGTCTTGTGACTTCAGGTGGTAAAGCACCCGGTCCTCAACCATTGAAAGAATGTCTTATCAAATTGGAAGGAATTCTTGATTCGAAAGAAGATGGGGATAAATTAAGACCAATTGAAGTTCATGATATGGTATGTCATATTGCAGATGCGGTATTGGCGGGTGGTATCAGAAGAGCGGCACTTATATCATTATTCTCAGCGTCTGATGATGAAATGATTGGATGCAAGAGTGGAGCTTGGTGGGAAACAAATCCACAAAGAGGTAGAGCAAATAACTCTGTAACTCTTATAAGACACAAGATTGATAAAGAATACTTTATGGATCTATGGAAAAGAATTGAGGCAAGTGGATCAGGTGAACCTGGCATCTACTTATCAAACGATAAAGATTGGGGAACAAATCCTTGTTGTGAAATCGCACTTAGACCATTCCAATTCTGTAATCTTACCGAAGTGAATGTGTCTAACGTTGTATCACAAGAAGATTATGAAGCAAGAGTTAAGGCGGCGGCGTTCATCGGAACACTTCAAGCTGGATATACCGACTTCCACTATTTAAGACCAATATGGCAAAGAACAACCGAGAAAGATGCGTTAGTTGGAATCTCAATGACAGGTATCGGGTCAGGTGCGGTTCTTGGATTAAACATGAAGGCAGCGGCTAAGATTGTTAAAGAAGAAAACGAAAGAGTTGCTAATATATTAGAAATTAACAAAGCAGCTAGATGTACTACGGTTAAACCAGCAGGAACTACATCATTAACCCTTGGTACATCATCAGGTATTCACGCTTGGCATAATGAATATTATATCAGAAGAGTTAGAGTGGGTAAGAATGAATCAATCTATGCTTACTTAAAAGAAAATCATCCTGAATTAGTTGAAGATGAATACTTTAGACCACATGACACAGCTGTTATTGGTATTCCACAAAGAGCTCCTGAAGGATCAATACTTAGAAACGAATCTCCAATTCAATTATTAGAGAGAGTTAAAAAAGTACATCTTGAGTGGGTTAAGGGTGGACACAGAACAGGAAGTAACACTCACAACGTATCTGCTACAATCTCAATTAGAGAACACGAGTGGCCAGCGGTTGGAGAGTGGATGTGGGAAAACAGAGACCATTACAATGGACTTTCAGTTTTACCCTACGATGGAGGAACTTATATCCAAGCACCATTCGAAGATTGTACAGAAGAAAAATATGAAGAGTTAATGGAAACTCTTAAAGATGTTGATCTTTCAAAAATTGTAGAGATTGACGATAACACAGATCTATCAGGTGAAGTTGCTTGTGCTGGTGGGGCTTGTGAAATAGTAATGGCGTAATGGAAA